AGCTGTCTTGCGAGTTAAGTTTGCTTTTTTTAAAGTGGTTGAGATAAACTAGGGGCTACCCCTGAAACCAATCCACAAATAGGTCATGCAATTTTTTAGACCTTGAACACGGAGCCGTAGCTCGGGGACTTTCGTCTATCACTAGTAAGTACATTCACTGCGGAGAAAATGACTATTTGCATGACCATAAAAATAACTTACCTATAATGTTGGGATAGTCAAATCTTTTTTTAAAAAAATTATTTTTCTTCTATTTCTTTATATTCTGCGTCTTGAATTAACTGATTTTCTTTTTGATAATTTTCTAGTTTTTGTTTTAGTTCTTTCCTAGACATGTTATCAAGCGAGGCGGTAACAACCTCTTTTCTTTCAATATAAAAACCACCTAACAAACCTCTCCGATATTCAGCGTTGATCGCTGCGGAATATTGATCCTTATCAATTGCTAAATCTCTTAGCCTGGCTAACTCTCTGGCGTGTTTCATAAATTCTATTTTTGCAGACTGAGCGTAATCTTTTGTTAAAGTATCAATATATTCTACGACTTTAGGAAACATCTTAGGGTTTTGTAGATTACTAGCTATTTGTGTTGCAGACTTTTCAGAATATCCTGCCATTTTTGCACATTCAGTAGGTGTTGCCCTTCCGTTTTCTTTAACTAATATCTGGGCAAAAGACCTTTGTCTCCTAGTTAATCCGTCACTTTCAATTACATCACCTAATGTTTTAGCCATTTTTAGTTATCCTAAAGTAATGAAGTAATGCTAAAGTATTGTATAAGTAATGCAAGAAAGTATTGATATATATAGTATATTTATACATCATTACCTCATTACGTCTAAAAATTAAAATAGAAATTTTTTTATATATAATATTGTTAAGAATATAACTATATAGATTATTTTTTGAAAGCCTTGCCATATCCCCTCATAGCCAATCTACCTGCTACATGAGGCTTAGAACGGGTTTTTGGCATAGTTTTACCTATAGTGCCACCATTCTTCATTTTCTTTACTGCACCACCATCTTTGCCTTTAGGTGGTTGAGCTTCACCTTTATCTTTAGCTCTTTGAAGTTCATCTAATATCTTCTCAAACTTTTTTCTTTCTTCTGGTGTAAACTCATCCCTGTCCTTTTGAAATTGGTTTTCTGCTTGTTTAATTACATCCGAGTCATACTTTAAACCAAACCCGAAAGTAAACATATCATCAAATTTACTTCTAATTTTATTTTTTATGGACATTATCTTTTTCTGGCTGTTCTTTTAGACCTAGCAAAAGCTGCTGCGGTAGGCGCACCTTTAGCACCTTTTTTACGCATTTTTTCGCCTCTTTTGCGTTTAGCATGTATATTAGCGTAAAGACCTGGCCTGGACATTATTTCTTAACTTTCTTCTTTTTCTTACGAAGTAGTTTGAAATCTGCACCTGTTATCTTGCCGTCTTTATTTACATCAAGTTTTTTTTGACCACCGACAAGACCACCTGCCTTCATTCCTATACCGAAATCATTTCTCATAAGTCTATTTTTATCATTAATGCAAGGTTTTTTCTAGTTTAATTTTGGGATCATAACAATCACAGGGAAGAACGATAGCTCTTTCACCCACAACAAATACAGTAAAACCCTCTCCAAAACATAATTCACAAATTCGACTTGGTTTCTTTACTCTTTTTGACTTTCTCTTGCGATATACTTTTTTCCTGTCTTTAGCCATGCATCCTTACCTAATGCAATGCATTGTTTTATGATAGTTTTTACAGGAAGCCCGGTAGCCTCTCTTATCTCAGCTATAATTTTATAATCTTCTAAATCTGTAGCTAATGATTTGTATTTACTAACATCAGTCATTTAAACATCCTTTCTATTAAACATTTCTATTGAGGTTCTGCCACAATATACAGAGGGGTAATATCCTTGATCTGCTAATTTATCGACCATAAACTTACCTTCTGCTAAACATTGATCCATTTCTAAATAAGGCTTATCAAAGGTGACGATTCTGCATAATTCATCATGCGGTAAATAATCGTTTGCGATGCATATAACCATAATCATTACATAAGCCATTTTTATTATTTACCTGCTTCACCCCATGTCCTCCCTCTTCTCTCATTAACAACACTCGGTACTTTTAGTTTCTCCACACAATTTTCCATAATTTCCTTGACTTTATCAACTTCTTGGGACTTTTCAAGGCTAATGTCTAACTCATCATGTATTTGTATCTCTGGCACAAAACCCTCGTTGTATAAATCTAACATTGCTTTTTTAGTTTGATCTGCTGCGCTACCCTGAATTAATCTGTTTAAAGCCTTGAAAGTAAAGGCTCTTCTTATATCTCCACCATATTCTACCTCTGCTCTATCTCTTGGCAGTGGTGTCGAGATACCCCAACGATTAGGTTCCCATAAAGTAAAGCGACACTTTCTCCCTAATAAAGTTCTTATGTGTCCATGTTTACTCGCAGTTCTACTAGCTATTTCTTGCAACTCCTTAATAAAAGGCACAGTCTTATGATATTTATTTAATATTATCTCTGCATCGTGAACCTCGAGCCCTAACTCTGTTGCCATCTTACCTTTACCCATGCCGTACATAATCCCTAAGTTTATACTCTTAGCCTCATCTCTTGATATATTAGCCATGTCAGCAACCATTTGATGAAAATCTACATCTTCACCACTATCGTATTGTTCCATAACCTTTTCACTACCAGATAAACCACCTTTAGAACTTAAAGCATAGTGCACCAAGATCCGTGGTTCTTGTTGCGAGTAATCAAAGACATGCCACTTCTTACCTTCCTCAGGTATAAAAATATTCTTAATCATATCAGCAATATACTTATTACGACTTGGCATTTGTTGTAAGTTCGGATTACTATAACTCATACGCCCAGATACTGTGCCTCCACTCTCTGATCTTAATTGATTTATCTCAGCGTGGATCTTGCCTTTATAAACATGTTTCTTAATGGTTTCTATAAATGTAGTACGGGCCTTGTTTATTTCTCTACACTTCACTACTAATTGTGGTAGCTCATGTGTATGTGTCGATAAAAAATTTTTAGCAAAGCTAGGCGCATTACTTTTAGGGGTACGAAGATAAGGTATATTTAAGGCATCAAAAGCTTTAGCCACAGAAGCAGCAGCCCAAATCTCAACTGCTACTCCAGAAATATTTTTTATCTGCTTTAATATTTTTTTCTCTTCAGACAAGAGCCGTGTTTCGAGCTTCTCTAAATTGTTTTCGTCTATACAAACACCCTTCTTCTTCATAGCATAAGTCATGGGTATTAAATCAGTTTCTAATTCTAATATATGTCCACACTCTTCTTTTTCTATTTCATGTTTTAACCGGTCATATAACTTTAAAGTTAAAGCTGTATCTTGTTCTGCGTAATTACCCACATACATTGGAGGTAGTTTATACATCTCTGATTTAGCATCGACACCAAACTCAGCCGCAGCTTCTTGTAGAGCCGCTTCACTTTTTGTTTCACCACAATAATCGTAGCCAAGTGAATTAAGATTATACCACCGTCTGTTCTCATCAATTAAAGGAGCCATGATCATTGTATCGTGAACCCTGCCTCCAATTGTAAAACCCTCAGCCTCTAACCAACCAATATCGTAAGATGAATTATGAAACAACTTTGGTGTATCAGAACCCAGAATCTTTTGTAAGGGACCACGGATTATTTCTAAATCAAAATTACCACCACCTTCATGTCTTATAGGAAAGTAACCTTTCCAACCGTCTACGGCTAACGCGATACCTGCAATGAATCCGTCTTGACGACAATAGCCTGGACCCAAAGTTTTGATATGAGGATCACAGGTTTCTACATCAATGCAAACCATTTTAGCGTCAGCCAGGTTAGGCACTTGTTGCGGTGGCACCCACTCAGGCGGAACTACGAATGGCTTTGGCTTTTCTTCCATACACCTTTTCTCCACTCTTCCATAATGGCTTTTGATACATCTTCATGTAAAACCATAAGTTGTCCTTTTGTTATCTCAATAGGATTGTGATGATTGTCTTGTATTTTTTGTGTTTCTTCTTTTGTCATACTAAATAGTATTTTATTTTGTTCTAATAATATTCTCATTGAAAGATCTCCGTAAATTCTCTGGAACTATTACTTCTAATAATGTGTAAAGATTTTTTTGCACGGGTAGCACCGACATAAAAAACTCTACGCTCACTATCACGATTGCGTAAAAAACTATCATCTGCTTTACGAGAAAGATCTGTCAATAACATAACATGATCTGCCTCACCACCCTTAGCACCATGTATGGTAGATAGTTTTATTCTTGGCTCTTGACTTAATTCTTTTTTATTTCTTAACATGATCGATTGTAAGTAAATAGATCTAGAACTAGGAACCTTATCTAAAGCACTTTGCCAGGGCCAATTGTTTGAAATTAATAAACCATAATTTTCTCGCAGCTCTCTGTAAGAGAATGTTTGTCCTGGCACTGTTTGAAAGTTCATACCTTTAAACCCTCTCTTCACACCCTGTCCTACTGTCATGTAATAATAAATAGATTTAACATCATCGATAGATATTTCTTGTTTGCGTCTAAGTTTATTCCAGGATGATACTGCGTTAGATAATTTGTTTGATATAGAAGGTTGATTACCTCTTGAATAATAGTGACCATACTGTTTAAGATCATGTTCTATCTGGTCTAATAAATAATTAGTTCTAGCTAAAATCATCCACTGTCCTTTGTTAAAACTATCGCTTGATAATCTATAAGCGTAACTACGAGAGAAACCCTTGTAATCTCGAGGCCTCCATGACTTAGGTTGCCTATGTTTTATTCTTGTTATCAACCTGTCTGCGATGTCATGTGAAGTTTTTGGTATGCGATAGGATTGTTGTAATACTTCTATTTCCCAATTTTTGGCATTAATTAATCTACCAGGATCAGCACCCGCCCAATCAAAGATAGCCTGGTCGTCATCTCCTGCTAGGTAGACTCGTGCTGCGTGTTTCATAATCTTATCTACAACTTGCCATTGTAAATAAGACATGTCTTGTGCCTCGTCTACGATGACCACTTCTAAATTAGGCACAGCGCCTTGATTACAATAATCTTCTAACAAGTCAGTATAATCCCTGACATGCATAGTATTTTTATATTTTATTAATGATTTAGTAATATAATTAGTCTTTTCAAAACCCCCATCTATCTGACCATATCTTTTATACTCTTGTTTTAAAGTGGTTCCCCTAGCTCGTGATAGGTCATAAATGTGGAGATGTTCATTATTATGGATAGACACACCAACTTCGTCAGCTGATGTGACACTTACTAGGGGAACTTTTATGATGTCCGATAACTCGGCATAATGCTTTGGTTTCATAATTTCATCCTGAGAATAATTCATAGATTTAAAAACAAATGAATGAATAGTTCGAAACCAAGGTAAATCTTTTTTATCTAATTTAAATTTAGTACAGGCTCTTTGCACTGCCTCTTGTGCAGCTTTGCGAGTAAACGCAAGATAAGCAATACGATCTGGCGGTACACCTATCCTCAGCTCTTGCTCCACAATGTTTAATAATCTTGTAGTTTTGCCTGTGCCAGGTGGTCCAAATATTATTTTTCTCATATTATTTTACACACACCTTCTTCATCGACATAAATAAATTTAACTCCTAATTCTTTTTGTATATCAGATTTAGATCTATAAATCATTTTACCTTTTAATTTATTAATCTTGACATCTTCACTATATTTCTGAACAGATTTTACATCAAACAAAATTATTTCTTTATCTTTCATAGCAATTAAATCTACGGGACCGTTTTTATAAACATTATCGAATACGATATAACCATGCTCTGCCAAATATAAAATAGCTGTTTGATGACTGACATTACCTTTTAGTGCTCGTGCAGGACTACTGTTCATAATAAGGCATCCGATCCGTCATCCATATCTGGAACCGAGAAGCTTGTTTCGTGTGACCTCTCATGTGGCACTGTCCACACAAACTCTGTTTTGTTATTAATAGATAAACGATGATCTCCACCTCTTCTTTTTAATCTTATATGTGCAGCCATCTCTGTTGTAGTCATACCTTTAAACTTTTTCTTCTCTTCTAAAAAATTAATTAAAAATTCCATTTTAAAATACGCTTTCATCACACCTGTTTTTTCATCTTTTTCAAATAATACATTACCTAGTTTTATCTGCTCACGACTATCCGCTGTGGGCGTTTCATCTAAAAATGCATTTAATAAAGAATCAAATCGACCTGCCTTTGTTATCTCTCTTGGCATCTCAATAACCTGAACTTTAGATAACAATTCATTTAGTAATCTTATCCATTTCTTTTGAGGCATGGGTTCTGGAAAAGGAATAATATTAATCTCATCAATGCATCTTTTAAGAAACAAACTCTGTGAATACAACTCATCTGTATTAAGTTCTATAGGTTTACCATCTATGTTCATAAACCAAATAGATTGATCTGACTGAAACTTACGAAGGTCAGATAACTGTGATGCGTAATCCTCTCCTATACCAAACTTTCTAATACTACATTCTGTAGAATTACAATGATTACACATCGGGGGGACCTTACATTTATATTGATAATCTTGTTTTTTATGTTGATTAATAGTTTTCATAACTTGTGCAGAAGAAAGGGGTGGTTGCATGTAATCACGATTAAACTCGTCTACCTTCAAAGCCCACTCATTTTCATCTGACCATTTTCTCTTAGCGTAAACTGTGTATTGGTAAAGAGCTTCGTCACGACCTCCCTCTGGAATACCTAAACTCATCATAGTTTGCAGACAAGGAGGTCCATCCGATATTTCTATATTTTCTTTTTGTTTTATCGTTGCTTTTAGTTTGCTAAAATCTTCAACCTTGACAACAATTTGATCATAATATTCACAAAAATCATTAATGCTTAGAGGGATGCCATCAAGATCATAAGCGTATCTTGTGGTATTTTCTCCACCAAAGTAAGGTAAATTTAGAAAATTACCTGTATCTCCTCTATCTACTTTTATTTCTATTTGTTTTGGAAAAATCTCACAAGATGCATAACCTAACTTAGAAGCAAACTCTTGTAATTTTTTTCTCATATTTACTGCTGGTATAAAGTCTTCCACAAATAAAAATAAATGTGCACCACCAGATTTACTACGAAATACCACTAATGGTATTTTTTTCTTTTTAATATCCTTGGCTATTTTTTTGTGATCTAAAGGATAAGTATCTACATCAATGCATCCCCACTTACATTGACTATCATCATTAATAGGTATTACACCTAAAGAGGATCCCTCACCTTGTAGGTGTTTTTTCCATAAAGAGTCTGTTATTGGCTCTTGTATAACTTTACCGCTACCTTTAATTTTATTTTTATCAGATACCTCACCTGTTGTGGTAAAGATACCGTGAGCACGGTCTTGTCCTTGAAAAATCTTTTTAAATTTATCCAGCATAAAGTGAAGGGGCGGTAGAAAGGAGAGATAAGAGGAAAGGACCGCCCCTACCTATTTTTATATCATATCACTATCATCTGTAGCAGTGGTTTTTGTTTGCTCTGCTGCTTCAGGTTTAACAACGACCTCACCTTGTATGACTGATTGTGAAAACATTTTAGCTTGTTGAAGCACATCAGCAACATTGACTTGTTGCTCTAAAGTAATCTCCCACAAACCCCAACTCATGGCATCTTTTTTCTTTGTAGTACCTGTGAGTTTATAAATGTAAGCATAAGACGGTGGATTAAATGGACCATTTTTACCATTTAACATCTGTGACTTTATCATGGTATTCCATAATTTAGCTTTCTTAAAGTTAGTAGAGTACATAGATAATTGTGCTGGTTTCCAAATGTTATCTGATTCTTCATACAACACAAAGAAGTTACCATCTGTTCTTATGTATTCATCTGTTAATTCTCCATCAACGACTAATACATCTTTTGCATCTACTTTTTGCGTTTTTGTTAATATGTCAGATGTGGCATCGTATGTTCCTAAAAATCCACCATCATTTTCTATATTTCTCCAATGTGAATATTGTTTTACATATGCACACGGTATAACTCTTACACCCTCTTCTTTTTTCCAATGTTGTTTTGTTATACTATTATAGATGTCTGCTTTTCTTAAATCCTCAGGGGCATCCTCTGCACTACCGTGAAATAGTTTTATTCTAGGTACCTCTAAGTCATTTGTACTGACATTCTGTGAACCATCCCCTGCATGTTCTTCTAAAAAAGAACCTATATGTATGGTGTCTACATCTGTCGTTTTTGAAGCAGCAACGGCTGCTTTCTTTTTTGGTTTTGCCTTTGGCATATTATTACCTCCTTAGTTTTGTATTTTAGTTTTTTTCCCAATAAAAATATTAAAAGTATCGTCTGGGACATCAATACCTTTTTGCACTAACTCCTTAATTGTACTTTTTAAGGTGCTAGGATGTATTGACTCTTTGTGAGTGACAGGTAATCCCTCACTTAGCAATCTCTCCTTTAAAGCTACTGCATCAGAGTCTTGTGTTTTGTCAAACTGCACACCCACTTCACTTTTAATTATGGACCCCAATCCTTTGCCTCTAAACCAATCATAAGCCTCTGGTTTTTTTGCTTCAGATATATGTGCATATACATTGTCGACAATAGAAATTTTTACTCCATTATCTAATTTTAATTGCTCTAGGCTAAGTTGTTGCATAGCCTCTGGTATTATTTCTTCTGAAAATTTACGTGTCTGATCTTTTAATTTTTTAAGTTCAGCCTCTTTAGTTTCTACTAAACCCAGCAAACTTACTAGTTTTTTACACTGTTCTGATAAGCTATCTAAGTTAGCCGTGTCTGCTGAAAATTCTTGTAGATCATCTTCTAATTGACTTATAATATCATCTTCCATATTGAAATCTCCTTTGATTACAATATAGTGGGATAAAATGAAATTATCAAGTTTAAAAGATTATAAATATAAAACTCTTCCTTATAAACATCAAAAAGACGCTATAATTAAAGCAAATAGCAAAGATGCATATGCTTTTTTTATGGAGATGGGTACAGGTAAATCAAAAGTTTGTATAGATGACATATGCATTTCTTATGGATTAGGTTTAATTAATTGTGCAATTATAGTTGCACCAAAAGGTGTTTATAGAAATTGGTCACAATTAGAATTAATAAAGCATGTACCAGATCAAATAGATCATGATATAATAACCTGGTCTAGTGCTGCAACAGCAAAAAATAAAAAAAATCTAAAAAAATTATTTGACAAAAATGAAAAATTAAAGTTCTTCGTAATAAATATTGAAGCTTTTAGAACAAGAAAAGGTCTTGACTTTACAAAAAAAGTTTTAACTTTTTACAATTGTTTTTTTGCAATAGATGAATCTACAGTAATAAAAAATCCACAAGCCTTACAAACTAAAAATATTTTATCTCTTAGAAAATTATCAAAACAAAGAAGAATATTATCAGGTCTACCTGTTACAAAATCACCCTTAGATTTATTTTCGCAATGTTATTTTTTAAATCCAAACCTATTAGGTTATGAAAGTTATTATGCTTTTAGAGCTAGATATGCCGTTTTAATGCAAAGACATACATCATCACATAGTTTCCAAGATGTTGTAGATTACAAAAACTTAGATGAACTTAATAAAAAATTAGAATCTTTCTCAAGTAGAATTTTAAAAAAAGATTGCCTAGACTTACCAGATAAATTGTATACACCAAGGCTAGTAGAGCTAACTAATGAACAGGCAAAGGCGTATCAAGAAATGCAAAGAGAAGCTATGGCAATAATTGGCAACGACATAATAAATGTTAGCACAGTTTTATCTCAAATCACGAAGTTACATCAAATAGTTTGTGGTTTTATTTTAAATGGTGATGGAAACGCAGTATCAATTGAAAACAATAGGTATCAAGCTTTATTGGATGTGTTAGAAGAAGCAGGTGATCAAAAGGTTGTAATTTGGGCTAATTATCGATTTGATATAAAAAAGATTCTTAAGACAGTAAGAGAAAAATATGGATTTAAAAGTATTAAAGCTTTCTTTGGTGATACTAAGGACCAGGAAAGACAAGATATTGTAACAGAGTTCCAAGATCCGAGTAGCGAGTTGCGATATATCATAGCCAATCCAAGAACAGCAGGGTATGGATTAACACTAACCTTGTCACATACTGTAGTATATTTTAGTAATTCCTATGATTTAGAAATTAGGATGCAGTCAGAAGAGAGAGTGCATCGCATAGGACAGACTAAAAAAGTTACCTATATAGATTTATTAACACCTAAAACTGTAGATGAAAAAATTATTAAATCTTTAAGAAAAAAAATAAATATCTCAAGTGAAGTTATGGGTGAGGAATTAAAAAATTGGATAGTTTAAACTGTATTAATACCACCAAAGATAGGATCGTTTATACCAAATAAAGCTTGTCCCCTTGCTATATTATTTGGTGTAGTGCTAGGTGTTATGGCAGACATGTTTATTCCTGATAAAGAACTTGCATTAGATGGTTGTGGTATATTTAATGGGCCAGTTGCTAAATCTATTTTTTGATTATTTTCTATTTTTGATTCTGCTGGTGGCATCTCTATTTTGTCAAAACCAAAGGGAACATCTGGTCTACGTGTTTCTTCTAACTCATCGCTAACAGTTGTACCAATAATACCGTAAGTTTTTCCAAATATAGCTTTTAATGAATTCATCTGTTTTAAAGTTAAACTTTTACCCTGTAACATATTTAATAAAGCCTCAGCATTAGCTCTATCATATAATGCTGCTGCAATAATTTTTTCTCTTTGAGCTGTGCTTAATTTTTCCATGAAACGCATACCTAATTCTGCGCCTACAAATCGTGAGGATGTTCTACCAGACTGCACCGCAAATATACGAGATAAAATTTGAGGAATACCTGAACCAAATATTTGCTGTACTTTATTTGGTAAAGCATCTGGCACTCTTTTTGGATAACCCGTTAAGTTTAATCTTTCATAAGCAAATACTATATCTTTTAATCTTTGATATCCGCCTACATCATTTTGTGCGTTATAAAATGCTTTAATCGCATCTTCATTTTCAAATAAGAATTTTGACATGCCTGATGTTTTTGGCATACCACCATCGAATACAGGTTTTTCAGTTTTCGCTGAGGATAAAAATTTATCAAATAATTTATTTTTAAATGCCGACAGCATTACATCTTTGTTTTCACCCTTAATTTTGCTTAGTGTTTTAACAATGTCAGTCATAATTTCAGGGTCTTTTAAAGCCTGTTTAATCATGTCATCTGAATTTTTAAATGTTAGACCTGTGCCTAATCCACCATCAGCTATTAATGCATCAAGTTCTATAAAGTCTGCAAACTTTTTTCTATCTGTTAATATTTTCATTCTGTTAGCTGCGTTTACACCTAACTTAATTTGACTATCTAATGTTTCTGATATAGGTAAGTATTGATCAAGAGCTTCAATGATTGCTGAATTATTTTTTCTAAATGTTTTTAATTTATTTATGTCAATCAACCCATCAGAATTTAATATTTTTTTATACATGTCGTCATAAAAAGCATCCTCAATGCCTTTTATTGCAGCAGGATCCCCTCCCACTGTAGAGAAAAACTCATCAACGGATTGTGGAGTTTTTAAAAATGCTTTTCCTACTCCCTCATCAGGTATGATATATTGTGCTGTTCCATCTTGTGTGGTAATTTTTAAAATTTGACCCTTCTCATAAATATTTGTGTAGTTTTTAGTTTTTTCTTTTAACCAATCATCATAAAATTTAGTGCCACCTAAATTATCGGTGATGACTTTATCTACTTCTTCTATTATAACTTTTAATCTTTTTATTAATTCTGAATTTTCACTTGGGTTCCTTAGTGCCAAATTAAGATCTCTTTGTGCAGATTGTTTCAAGCTAATAAGCGTTGATGAATTTATGTCCATTGTAGGATCTGTAATCTTAACTCCAACTTGTGATCCTGGTACACCTACACCTGGACTTGATCCATCAGTAAGATCTCTACCCATGTAAGATTTACCTGGCTCATCAATACCACCAATCACCTTTCCTTGTGCATTAAATTTAATTGCGGAAGGATAAGTAAATTCTATATCTCCCATATTATATTTAGGTGCAATAGGTCTATCACCAGATTCAACCTGTTTAGCTAATGTGCTATTAAGATTATCTAATTGATTTTTAAGGTTTTTTTCTATTTGGAATATTTTTTCCATATAGACTTTGTAATTTTGTGTAGTCGGACTTTCTAGATAAGCATCATAAGCAGCATTTATTTGCCTATTTGCGTTATTTATAACAGGTGCAAAATCATTACCTAAATCTCTTATTGCATAAAATTGTAATGGTACATCTACTTTTCTATCAAAATCAGTGGGTTTAATTTTTGTAATTATAGAGTCTTTTAAATCTGATACATCAAATGTTCTGTCACCAAAATTGTCATCAATTAATTGTAATAACTTATTATCATAAAGATCTAATGCGTTTTGTTTTTCTCTTTCATACTTAGACCTTATCTCAGAGCCACTGACCGTAAGATCAGTTTTAGTAGCAGTGCTACCAGGTGTTAAAATTTCTGTTGTTGTTTGTAATTGATCATCTATTTCTTGATCTATAACACCGCCAACTCTATTATTTGAATTAAAATATGATCCGAAATTACCGACCTTCTGCTCTACAGCGACAATAACTTGTTTACCATTTTCATCTAAAGCTGTTGTGTAAACATATTGCTTATTTGGAAATTCTCTTTCTAATGCCTCATCTACAATTTTGTAATTAGATAAGGATAAATTTTTAACAAATTGTCCTGCTTCTTCTTTTGCCTTACCCCTCCCACCAATGTTAAGAGTAAAACCTGAATTTATTAAATCACTTTCAATTTTTTGTTGTGTTTCTCTTAGATTCGGGTTTTGTGTAGATTGTGCTAAAGTAAAATCTAAAGATGGCTTACCTTCATCTGGTAAACTAGTTATTCGTTGTACTAATATATCATTACCAGCAGCGTCCTTTTCCACATTAACGACTACCACTTGATTTAATCTATTTTCTACATCTAACGCTTCATTCCTTGCATTTATCTCATCTTGATTTATTTGTGTTTTAATATTTTGTGATATTTCTGCTGCCTTTTTTTCATTATTTTTATTTTTATAATATTGAACTAAATTATTAAGAACACCCTCGTCTGGTTGTGTTTTATTAAACTCTGAAAAATTTTTAATAAAGTTTTTACCAGCTTGGTAAGTTGCAATAGGCACATCATATAAATATTTTTTTCCCGCAATGAAAGCAGTACCTCCTATGAAGGGTGAAAAAGTCTGTATGGCAAGATTTAGTGGTGTACCTAATAAGCCACCATCTGTGCTTTCAGCTGCTAATTTTTTTCCAAAATCAGTTCCCATAGAAAAACCCATGACTGCTAAAATATCATCTGCAACAAGGCTCCCTAACTTACCTGTCTTTTTTGCATTGTCATAAATATCTATAATTTGATTGTAAAGTAGACCAATATTATTTTTTGTTTTAGCAAAAATACCTTTTAGTGCCTCGGGATCTTTTATAGCGATTTTATTACCTGCTGTCGCTTTTGTTAGGACTCCTGAAAATGGTAATGCATCAATAACAAAAGCACCTGCATTATCTGCCATTCTTTCTGCAAAAGTATCAGGTGTAAATGATGGATCTATAAAATGTAAAAATTCAAAAACTTCATATAATTTATTTTTTATTTGTTCATTAGCAGGTGTAAAATCAATGTCAGGTTTTACATCACTAAATTTACCCTCCATTATCATGTTTTGCATGGGTAAAAGATTTGGTGAAGTAAAATATTGAAAATCTATAATATTATCTGCGATTTCTAATAATCTTTTATTTGCTCCTTGTGTAAAAGCCATAACAAAATCAGTTTCTGCATCTGGATAAGCACCACTAATTTGATCTTTTGTTAAATTATTTTCTCTTAAATACATATCAATGTAATTCATAATTGTCGCATTATCATATTCTTGTTTTTGCATCTCAATTATGATCGTGTTTATGTCATCTCTCGCATCTAAAATTTTGTTGCGTAGCTCCTCGTCTTTAGGAAGATAAAAAGTTCTTTTGTCAGCTTCTGCTCTTAAATCAGAAACATTAATCGGCTCTTTTTCATTATTTAGTTGATTAATATTAAACTCTGGATTTACAGGATTTACACTAGCAACATCAAAGCTACCCTGACCTGTAGCATCTAAATTTAAGGATTGTATCTCAGAGGTAGCAGCTGTTTGTGTTCCTGCTTTTTCTTTCGCTAATGTTTGTACCATATTATTCCTGCAACGGTTGTCTTAAATTTAAGTCTAAATTCAAATCAGCAAGTGATTCAAAATCGTAAATAGGCTGCATAAAGTAAGGCGGTGGTTTATCCTCTTGATATTTACGCATCATTTGTGCCCACTCTTGTACATTACTTGCAGTTTCAGCCGCAGTTGATGCATAAAGTGACTTCTCTGCTAAATATAAAAGTCCCTGTGCAAAGTTTTTGTTAAACTCTTTTGGCTTCCCTAATCTCAATGTTGTGTTGAATAATGCAATAAGTTCCATCTGAGATATCTGACCTGCTAATTGTTTAGATGCTTCTATACCTAGTTTTTGTGAGATGGAGTCAATTAAAGCTGAATCCTCTACAGGATTCAATACTTCTAAGCCTACTGCATCTGTTATACCTTTTAAATCTACACCAAAAGGTTCAAGTACTTCTTGTACAAAAGTAAATCCAGGTGTTAGTATACCTGTTCTTGTTTCCTCTTGATTTAATAAATTATAAACTCTAGCCACCTCAGTTATTACTCTTTCTCTATTAGGTCTATCTAATATTAAATTTTGTGATTCTTCTGCCCACAGTATATCTGCTTTTGGCTCGTATTGTTTTCTATCTAGCTCAAGAGTTATTACCTCTAATCTAGTAGCCTCATCCTCAGTCAGGCCTTCAGGTGAATTTTGTTTTTGTAACAACTCAGTTTTTTCTTGTAATAAATCGTATCTGTCCATACCTTTATCATCTTTGACAGGAGGCTCTGCATCTAAATTACCGACCTGAATCTTATTATTTGCATCAAGATACAAGTATTCTAAACCATCTTTTGTTTCATATAATTCTAGGAATGTTTCACCCTTAGTGCTATCTATACCAAGTATAATATTTTTGTTTTCTTGGCTCTGTGAATCAAAAATATCTCTAGGAACACCATTTACAGTCTGTGGTACAGGAGGAGCTTTTGTAGTTTTTGCTTCAAAATCACCTTTACCAAATTCTGATTCAGTATATAAAACACCATCAACAATTTCTGTTCTTGGTGGATTAATTTCAGGATCCGGTCTATCTAATCCAGCTAATACTGCATCTCTAACTGATTGATCTAGCTCAAATTGCTTTGTCTTTTCATCTGCAATTCTTTGTGATTTTGCACCTAAGATATTTCCTAAAAATTGATTAAATTGCACAACAGAACCTGTGAGTCCTGGCGAAGTAGGCACTTGTGATAATGGACCTGTAGCTCTTAATACATCGTCAGCTGTTATGGCTTTATTAACATTTACAGGCTCAATACCGCTAAAAGTTTTGTAATAATCCTGTAATTCACTGAACTGATCAGGATCTAGGTTTCTAAATAATTTTCTTTTCGCTAATTCTAAATTATCAATAGTTTCTGCCATCACCTATCCTCATGTTAAAAAACTGCCTAAGCTACCACCTTGTCCAGATAAAACACCTAGACCAAGTATGCCTGTCTGTAATGCAGTTAAATAAGGGTTAGGTTGTTGTGCTTGGGTTAGGGTTGTAGTTGCTTGTGGTACACCTGAAAGTAAGTTCTGTCCAAAAGCTAATCTTGAGAAAGGCTCTTCTTGTTGGGCAAGTATATTCTGCCTCATAGCTTCTTGCTGTGCTTGTCTTTGTGTGACATCTACTGCGCCAATGCCTGATAATAATCCCACATCACTTTTCGCAGCCTGTTGACCTGTCAAACCTAAAGCAGCAGTCCTTTGTCCAAGTGCTCCTAACTGTGAACCTGCATACAATTGTCTTTGTCTTTGACCTTCTTGCGCTGCTTGTGCTGTAGCCAACGCTTGAAGAAAATTCGTTTGTAAATCCTCAGCGATTCTTTTTGATTTAATATCTTGAATGTTTCTTTCTAATTCAGCTCTTTGTACACCCTCTCGACCTCCACCAAATGCACCAGCACTTATTGCACTTGCTGCTGCCTGTTGTCTAGCTATATTACCTTGCCTATCAATTTCTTTTAATGCCTCTTCAGTAACATTTTGTTGAAAAGGAGACATGAAAGCACTTATCCCTGACGCAGGATCATTAGGATTAAACACGCTTTGTGCGTCTGCCAATGCCTGTTGTGCCAATGCAGTTTGTCCTGTAGCACTCTGTAAGAAAGGATCGAAAGATCCAATGCCTAATGTCTGGGGAGTGATAGCGGTCGCTGCTTGATTTGCCGCTGCTATCAATGCCTCCTGTGGTGCTGACAAGGCAACGGCCTCCTGTGCAGGAATTGCTCTAGGCTGTGTTATTAATCCTGCCGCGTCTGGTGTGCCAAAATAAGTATTTAATAATTCTTGTGTTCTTTGTTGTATATACTCTGGTGGTAGAGCCATTGATACATTAGTAGCCTGAACCATTATGCTTTACCTCCAAATCTTTCTTGCATCCCGTATAAAAAGTCTGCACCTTTTTGTCTATTATCCATTCTGTCATTACCGCCCATGGCTTCACCTATACCACGAACTGTTTTAGCATTAACTACAAACTCACCATCACTTAACATAGCAGGTATATCATCAGATGTTTCAGTGCCTGGACCTGATATTTTACCATTTCTTCGAGGAAAACCCCCTTTAGCTAATGTGGCTAATCCACCCTCTGCACCTACTGCAAATTGATTTACATTTTTTATCTCTGTAGGTTGATCAAATCCAGCTAATTGTGTGTCAGTTGTTACTTCAAAATCTCTTTGATTTACATTTTTTTTCTGATCTTCGTCTAGCATCCCACCAAATATTGTAGCAAAACCTGTCAGACCTAGGATTGTTTTCATATTTAATAAACTATCATCTGCACTTTGACCTAGGCTTATACCCTCTTGTGCTTGTTCTATTAACTTGTTTCTTAAATCGCCCTCTGCTGTATTAGCGATTATGGATGCTTCTATTTTTTTGTATTTATTTAATTCTTTGGCTAATCTTGAATCTACGTCTAATCCTAAAAATTCTCTGCCCTTGTCAAAACCTGTGGCTAATAGATCAGGAGCTGTAGCTCCACCTTTTATGAAGTCACCTCCTGGTATATTACTTAAAAAACCCTCAGCAACTCCGCCTGGTTTTCCTAAAAATTGTACACCCTTACCACCAACATAACCTAAAGCAGCATTTTTTAATGCCTCGTCAGCTTCATCACCTCTAGCTAATGAACCTATGCCTGAGCCGAGAGCCGCGCCACCTGGTCCGCCAAAACCGAATCCGATGACTGCTCCTACTGCTGGTAAAATATCTCTAAATTCAAATGCCATTTAATATGCCTACTATTACTTATGTATATTTATACGAGAAAAAGGTAGAATATACAACATGAGTTTTATACCAACAAAAATTAAGGTTGAAGAATGTGATCTTGTTGAGATAAAGTGGGTTGATGCTTACGATGCGTTAGGCTCAGGATGGTTTGAATGGAAAGAAATACATACAAAAGCAAAACTTGCACAATGCACTAGCGTTGGCTACGAATACATATCTGATAAACAAAAAATTGTACTATTTGGTGATGAATGTGGAGAATATGGTGGCAGAATAACAGTTATTCCTAAGTCATGGCAACTATCAAAAGAAGTTTTAAGAAAAGGAAAGAAGCTTACGGGAGCCTAGTCAGCCATTTATTATGACCTTCTATGTCATATTGATCTGGTGTGTGGATCCATGTTTGCGTAACACCTCTTACAACAGATAGATTACCAGGTTCATTTTTATAATGCTCATTTAATCCTTCTCTTGCACCTTTGTTTACAGATTCTAACAACCAATCATCACCTAACACAACACCTGATTTTTTAATTTTTGGCATCCAATTTATTACATCATCCATGACTGCATCATAAGTGTGGTCTGCATCAATCATTATTCCGTCAAAATAATTATCATCAAATTGTTTATAAACTTCATCTGTTCTACCCTTATGAACTTTAGTAATCCAACCCTCATCTATGTACTCTTTACAATTCTCCATAAATTTATCATAAAAATTATCCATATGATCATGCTCACCTGCTGTGCCCTCAAAAGTATCAACTACATGAAATTCTAATTTTTTGTTAAGCTCCTTGAGCCGAGAAGCGAGGAAGGTTGTGCTTTTACCTAAAAGACAACCTAATTCTATAAACTTACCATTCTCAGGTAGATAGTGCGCAATCATTTCGTATTGCTCTACATAATTGAAATAACCTGGTATCTCAAACCATTTAACCGACATTCTCTCTCCTTTTTATTCTTCTAATGTAGAAGCACCTGCAAAAACTTGTGGTGCTATAACATGTACATCTCTCCTAATGTCGGATTCAGTAGTGTCTGTTTCTGGATTTTTTATATCCGCTTCACACTCTTCATGTGAAGAATATTCCTTACCTGTTTTTGTATTTGTTATTGTGGTTTCTACCTTTGCACTGTACACAGGTATTTTTTTACCATCCAACATGTCATGTCTTAAAAGCACTGGTTCATCTACTATTTTTGCCATATTATAATTTTATATGCGAAAAGCTATTAAATCAATTATTTTTAGGCTGAAATCCTAAATTACCTGATATAGAAATTCTGTATTCATCTGAAGTATAAAAGGGATAAACTTGATGATTTAATCCCGCAGGAAATAAAGCGATTTTACCCTCCCATGAATTGTCTACAGGTAAAGTTTCTTGCACTATTCTTCCCATTGGATCTGTAAATAAAAAAGCAAACATACCTGCTCTTATATCCTCTTCTTTCATATTTGGAAAATTAGCTTTTTCATTCTCTATTGTGTAAGGCACTTTATGCCATATAACAAAACTAAACAATCCATCGTGAACATGCACTGGATTAAACTCATACTTTTTTTGAAAGTTTACCCATAAATTGAATAACGCAATATCTACCTCTTTATAGTCAAAAGTAGAGTGTGCTTTTTTAAAATAATCAGGATATTTATCTTTATGTGCCATAACCATTTGCATAAGAAAGGGTGATATGTATGGCTTACCTTTAGGTATTGAAAACTCGTTTTTAATATTACCAGCTAAATCTGCATTTAGTGGTATTTTATTTTTCTCATGTATTACTACTTCTAATTGATTTAAAAATTCTTTAGGAACGTCTGATATTACATACATTATAGTTGTTGCTTTACCTCCAAAACTGAAACCTCTACCATAGCTCTGGAGGCAGCATTAGCTTGTACTTTAAGCGCATCTCCCTCTTGATACACCATACTAGAGTTAATTGTATTAGTATTTGTAGCAGATACATCTACCTGAAATATTTGAAAATCCGAACTACCATCATTATGATCAACATTAACGGTGACTGCACTTGATCCATCATAATTATGAACATTAATAGTTTTAACAATAAATGTTGATACTGGGACAGGAGGAGTAGAAGCTACGTTTGCTGTAGGGACTGTAAACACAGTGGTCAAATCTGTTGTGGTTACATTTGTTATAAATCTTCTAAATACGTCAGCCACTAAAGAACCATACCCTTCTTGTTGCCTCTTCTTGAGTATCTTGTGTATATGAAGAATTAAGTTGTTGTATCATGGCTTCCAGCTGTCTAACTAATTCTGCAAATTGTTGTCTGTTGTACTCTTCACCAGGATCAGGAAATCTTTGTATAACTAATTTTGCCATTATCTTCTACCATCAGGTTGTATATCAAAACGCTGTGTTCCTAGTCTCCATGCTGTGCCTGTAGTATTAGATACTACGTTTACTGTAAATTCTCTGCCTCTGCCTCGTAAACTGACAAAATCAGTATTATCTTCAAATGAGACTGTTTTAGTTACACTCACACTGTTGTTAGGGTAGTTTTTAAATTCTAGTTTAGCATTTAATACGCCCTCTTGGTCTTCAATATCAGGTATTAGTTTTGATACAAATGAGAAATCATTACCTTCACCTATTTGCACAACACCAGATTTAACAAAAGCGGTTATGGCTGCACCATCTCCATTATTGCCTGTTTCATGTAAAAACATCTGTGTCGCCCCATCTGTTAGTCCTAAAATTGTTTCGTTGTTAGCCGTGGTCGTTGGTAAGTAGTCAGAGGCCACTGGATTATCATAAACCTCTCTATCAATCCATGTTGTTCTATCTAGTGTTCCTGTCCACCAAGTGCCCTCTAGATAATTATAAGCAACAATAGCGTTTATTTCGTTAGATCCTGTTCTTGGATAAAACCACATAATCTCGTTAAACTCACCATTGTGACCAGCAAATGCGTTTTCAGATCCTGTTTGATTAATATTATTAAAAATAAACTGTTCTACTGTGCAAGGTAATTTTTTAACTGAACCATCAAATAAGAAGAAAGAATCTTGTGACATCCAATAGCTGACACCATTTATATCAACACCTGCATGACTACCAATGATACCACAGTTTTGACCTAATTGTCTTAAACCAAAGGTAAAGGGTGGTCCAATAAATTGCAATGCGTGAAGAGAAGTATCTGTCCATACTAATATTTGTCCTCTAGATCTCTCTGCAGCCACGATCCGTGAGCCGTCAGCAATACGCAAAGAACCTGCGGTGTTTTCTGCTGTGGGTTGATAAGTATTAATATCTTCTTGACTTGAGAATCTAATTAACAAATCGTCTTGTGGGTTTGTGCCACCGATTGTCGGTTGTGTTCCCATAAACAATAAATGTCTGTCAGGTGTTGATACTAAACTTATTCTAGATTTAGTTGGAGCATTTGTAATCTCAACTGCCCTAGCAGATGTTCCAAGTGATGGCTTCCATTCAAAAGCTCCACCATTTAAAACAGTAGCAATCAAATTTTCTCCAAAATTATCTAATGACCAATTTCTTGCTTCAAGAGTAACATTTGATGAGGTTCGGGGAGTATTCCATGTCGATGCACCCCAAGTTCCAGTCCCCCAACCAAAAGCAGGAACAGAAAATTCAGGACCAATACCTATTTGATACTTCATGTTACCTGTGCCACCACCAGCAGCGGTTGATCCTGATGCAGTGCTAGTGTGTGTGACTGTGTAAGCTGCTGTGTTAACCACAGATGTCACTTCAAACTCGTTATTCATGTCAAGGCCATCAACAGCAGAAAAAGAATCAAATGTTACGAAATCACCTTTTGCTGCTCCGTGACCAGAGTCAGTAACTAAAACAGTTGATGTAGCATTAGTAGTAAAAGGATTTGTGCGAGATTGTGTTCTTCTCAAGGGAGTTATGTCATAAGCTCTACCCTCTTCTATTATGTATAATTTTCTATCCGTGCCTATGGCGTTATATCTTGTGCCACTAAGTGCTATCCAAGCATGTTGATCTCTAGCCGCACCTACCAAGGTTGTGGATATAAACTTCTCCCAACCTTTAATTTTTTGTGCAGATCCTTGAAAAAAACGCACCATATCACCATCAGTCCATTTACCCTGACCTGTATAATCAGTGACTTCTTTATTAATACCTGGAGCTGGTCTAAAATTTACTAAGGGCATCGGTACAATATACTATCTTTTACAAAAATTTCTAATCATTATTAAATGGTCCCTTGCCATATAGCATTGTGTAGCTAACTCTTTTATTTTTTTGTCCTGGTTTCATGGATACATCGTCGGTGTCATGGGGCAGTGAGGCGTTGAAAATTATTGCTCTGTTGTATTTATAGGGAACTCGATAGATGACATGAGGCTTTTTATAGATTAATTCACGTAACCAATCATGATCTTTATTGTACTTCTCCCAAGAAGAGTCCTTTGGTATTTCGACGTTATATATATTTAATCCATTTTTATAAATATCTTTGACGCTCTCGTCAGGAGTTACCCAAACATTAATATTATAACTTGATGGATCTGCATGTACATCTACGCCTTTTGATTTGTTGTTATAAATAAAAGACCATGCCCTCTCAAAATTACTTAAAAGCTCTGGACAGGCTTCGTGTAAGTCTTTTACTATTAATTTAGTTAAATCGTCCTCAATGGTGTAGTCCATTGCTTGATAAGTGTCATAGTCATCATGAAAATTTTTTTCATCAGCCATTCTTTTGTGTAATTTTTCACACATGTCTTTATTAAAAAAATCATCTAAAATGACTACATCATTATCTTTTAATTTGTTAAGTGAATCGTTCCAATCTCTTTCATTTATACAGCTCATTCTCTCTCCAATCTATATTGTAAATTACCAACTACTACACTACGAAACTCTCCCTTGTTTTCTGGCACATGATGATACATGTCTCCTGGTATCACTACTATTTTACCTCGTTCAGGCTCTACAGAAAAATTTTCAAAACATAATTCAGAAGATCCTTTTGGTGTATTTGTAAATAAAACAAAAGAATAGTGAGCGGGCATGTGATCATGCCAATCTTGATGATGACCTATATCATAATACTGTCCAAAAAAATCTGTCGCCACTAATTTATTTTTATAAGTATTATCTTTAACAAGTTGTCCAATAACAAAATCTACTATAGGTCTTAATGGTTGAAACATCCAATCAGTCATTACAGCGCCTTTGTCCTTATGACTTGCATTTTTTAAAATTAACGTGTGATACATTGGACACAAGTATTCATAATTAGGTAAAAAAAGTTCTTTTATCTCAACTTTTTTTGTTACAATCATTTTTGTTCTTTTATTAGTGTGCCAACATGACCTCTGTAAGCTCTGTTTCCAAAATGTGTTAAGGGCATTGCAAAATCTGCCCATATCTCTCCATCACAATGTTCTGTCCATAACCTAGAAAAATAATAATCTTCAGATAAATATCTTATTTGATCTAA